CGAACTCGCTCAATGTGGCGAAAGGTGTCATTGTTTGTCGCCTTCTGTTCAGTCGTCAGCATTAAATCCTCTCCTTCGCAACTCAATGCCTTCAGTGCGCTAGGCTGTGGGTGTAGCGCAGCGCTAGGCCGGAGGCGTCGATGGCGGCAGCAACGCCAACGCCTCGCCAATCGGCACCACATCCACGCTGGGCAGCAGAACAGCCTTATCTGCCGCCTGCCACATAGCGTGGAGCAAGCCGCCCGGCTCGCACTCCGTCAGGATGTCAGCGGTCAGCATGAGCCGCCCATCGGTAAGGGCCAGCGGAACCGGCACGCACTTTTGCGATCCATGCTCCGCGTGCAACTGGGCGAGCCGACCGGCGAGGGCTGGAGTGAACAGAAGGGCGTGATTGCAGCCCCACTCATAGCCAATCGGGAATGTTACGTCTGCCAGTGTCATAGGACGTTCGCCATTGCGGAGACAAGCGTGGAGAGTCGGGCATCTAGCAGTGCAAGGTTTAATGCCGTTCCGGTGGAGTAGAACGAAAGCCTTGCGTCTGAGCGGTTTGCTGTTGTTCCCTGTTGTGCGAAAAAGTGAATATCTCCGCTGCCGCCCGACGCAGAACTTTGCGATACCGTCGCGATTGTACCCGCCGTGCGATACGTAAAGGATGCCGACGCGGAACGGCTCATGCCCTTCAATCCTGTCAAACGCGAGAACGCACCAAAGCTTGCCGTCGATGTTGCCCGGCAGGCACCGCCTTCCGCATTTCCTGCAAATGGGAAGTTGTAGCATTGCGTAGTCACTGGCGAGGACGCGCTACCAAAATACATGCCGTAATCGCCGAGAGGAGCGGACAGCAACTCCGAACACCACACGACACAGTGAAAGTCGTCCTGCGGATCGGAGTTGTGCGGTCTATTGCTGTCCAGGAATTTTGTTGTCTTGTTTCCCTTGAGTCCTGGCGATGCACCGCCGCGAACATAATCCGCTGTTACAAATGGGCCGTTATTCGTCGGGGCCGTCCCAACCAGCGGCGTCAACGCACCGGCCAGCGTGCGAGCGCCCATCAAAATGCAGGACGCCCGAATTGCACTCCAGATGCCGTCTGCCTTGCAGCCCACGACGAAATTGTTGATCGCATCGCGGACGCTAGTTTCCAGCGCCTGCCCATCAGCGGTTTCAACGGCGGTGATGTAGGCGTTGGCGTCGGCGTCGGCGTAGGTCGGGGGCGTGTATTGCGGAATTGCAAAGCCCCACTTGCTGCTCAAATAATTTACCACCGACGACCTTTCGGCAGCACTGAGCGAACGATTGTAAAAGATCACTTCGCCAATGTGGCCGACGAAATGCTGGAAGGGCGACGATGCGTTACGGCATCCAAGGGCGACGTTGACCGCTTCGGCAGTTGTGGTTGTCGGCGTGGAGGTTCCGGTGATGCCTTCGTTGAATCTCGCCTGAACAACCGACCCGTTGTAGTCAAACGTAAATAAGCCGTTGACAAACGCTGGAAATGAAGGACTGTTGGGATTGTTTGCGCCGTTACTGACGAACAATACAGCGCTAGTGATTTGCGCAAGCTGTAGCTGGCCATTGCCTTTTCCAAACAGGGTTTTCACAAGAGCGCTGCCGTCTGTGCTGCGGCAGAGAATGTAGATCGACCAAGGATTCCCCGGCGCGGAAACCAAGTTGTTTCCGCCAATCGTTTGCGAACCAAGGTCTAAAAATCTACCGCTGTTAAAGGTGACTCCAGGCCTGCCGGAAATGGCCGATGCCGTCAGCGCGGGCTGGCTCCCCGTAGTCGCCTGCGAAAACGCCTGACCAAGCCCGCTCTTGTCTCTCCACTCGCTGACGCCAGTTCCGGTCGTGAGCGTGCTTGAATCCATCGCGTCCCACCAGCCGCCAAGACCAGCAATCGAACGCGGATCGAACGCACCGGCAGTCGCGGAGGCTCGCGGTCGCAGGAGTCGGGGCGACATTGGCATGGCTTGTGCGCTACCGTAGGGATGTAAGGTCAGTGTACCAGACGCTACAAGGCGGCTGGAATCAAGTCGGTGTTTCGTTTGATCGGTGCGAGGTCGGTGCTCTTGGCAACGCCGTAGCTTGTCAGCGCCTGCTCGATGCCAGCGCCGCCATCTGCGGTCACAACGGTGGATGCGGCTGACTGAATCAAGAGGGTTTGGACTCCTGCGGAGTAGGCGATTGGGTCGCCTCCTGGTCCGCCGACGAGGTTTCCGCCGGCGACTCGGGCGACGTAGTTTCCAGCGGCAAAACGAAGCTGCCACGCCCCCAATAGTTCGACGGTGAGGCCGACTTGTACGCCTTGCCCGAGGCTGACAAGCCCTGATCCTGCGGCGATTCGCTCATAGATCACGCCCTCCTCGCTCGCCTGGGCGAGCTTGCAGGCAAGGTACAGATCGCCGCAATCAACGTCCGAGACGCCTTCGGCCACGTCGATCTTCGACGTTGCGAAATTGAACGTGTACGGGCCGGTGAGAAATGACATGGCTTACACATCGGAGTTACGGCTGGCATTGACGCTGGCACCGGCAGACGTGACCGACAGGAGCGTGGAAAACGGAATGATCGGGGCCACGCCCGAGCCGTTTCGCACGTCCACGCGAGCCGAGAAGTTGCTGCTGTAGATGAACGTGACGCTCTCAGACGCACCACTCGCCACGCGATCGACGTAAGGCACGAACACGTCGTCGGCCGTGACGATATTCCCAGCCAGGGCGGGCGACAAACCCGAGAACGTCTTCGTCCCAGCGTTAAACGCGGAGTAGGTGTACCGCAGCCCCTTGATGCGGATCACGCCCGACGAGGGCGTGTCGGTCTTGATGTTCTCGACCACCGTGAGCGACGTGGCCCCGGCGCTCGCCGCGACGGGGGTGTATTCGTCCCGCAGGATGCCGCCGCTGCCGTTCTCGCGAGCCACGAGCACGCGGTCACCGCTGACGAGGTTGCCCACCGTGATGCCGATGAGCGTCGGGGGCGTCTGCGTCGTGCCATCGTCGGCGATCAACTGGTAACGGGTGGACTCGCCCGAGAGCACGCCCGTCACGAACCAGCCACGCGCGGCGAACAGGGTGCCACCGGCAAACGTGCCGAACGGGGCCGCTGGAATCTCGGTGTAGGCCGAGTTGAGCACGCGATAACGCCAGCCGGGAATCCCGTTGAGCGTCGTCGTGCTTCCCTCCCGAGTCACATACTGGAGGTACTGATAAGCCTCCTGAAGCGTGCAGCCGTTCGAGAGCGTGATCGTGCCACGGTAGAGCTTCGGCCCGTTGCCGTTGCCGAGGTCTTGCGTGGTGTTGCCGAAGGTGATCGACACCTTCGAGGACAGGGCCGCCGCCTGGGCCTCGGAGAGCACGACGTTGGGATCGACGGCGGTCGAGAGAGCCGCGTTGCTCTCGCCACCCGCCGAGAGGTTCACGTCGAAGTGCGAGTAGGTTTGGCCGAACTTCCGCGAGAACGCGGTCACGTTGCCCGAGTCGATGAGCGATCCAGCCGACCGCACCTTGACGAGAATCTGGACGTGGCCGTCAGCCCAAAACTTCGTCAGCTTGTTGCCGCTCTGCACGACGTAGATCGGCGAGCCAGCGACGATGCCACCGATCGTCTTAAGACCTGAATACTGCGTGTTGCCGCCATCCTGCTTGACCGACCCGAAGTTGATGTATTGCGCCGCGTCGTCGTCGAGGTTGAACGCGACCGCGCCGCTCGTGAGCAGGTTGAGTCGAGACGCCACGGCCACGTCGCGCGGGCCGTCGAGCCGCGACGGGTTGGGGGCGAGGATGTCTACGAGGTCGTTCGACGTTGCCGCCGCGTCGTCGGCCAGGTCTTGCAGCCAGGCGTGGAGATCGAGCACCGAGTAGACCGTGGTGCCGCTGACGTGGCGAATGTCGCCGTTCGCGGAGATCGAGAAGTCATTGAAGATGCTCATGGGTTAGCCCTCTGACTGCAAAAGTAACGTGGACGAAAAGCCTGCGGACGAGATCGTTCCGGCGATTCGTCCCTCGATGTAATTCGGCGGGCCGCTCGCCTTGCGTGCCCAGCCCGAGACGTTGACCGGCGTGCCGCCCGCCCACACGGCGGAAATCTGCCCGCTGGCGTTGGTGGTGCCGCTGATGACCGTGACGTTGGCGTCGGTTCGCACGAGCACGCGCACGCCCGAGATCGGAAGGGATGTGGCCGCGTCGATGCACGTCACGGTCGCGGTGACTTGCGGCTGGTCGAACACGACCGTAGCCCCCGCCGTGTCAAACGTGGGCGTCGCCTGCCCCGCCGCGAGGAGGATCGTGACCGTGCCGCTCGTCGCCAGCACGTTGATCGGCTTCGCGTAGCCGCTGTAGGTGGCGTTCGACAGATCGACCGTCCCGGTGCCAAACACCTCGACGGCGTAGGTCTCCGATCCCTTGGTGAACGACGCCCCGACGGCGCTGCCGCCGTCTGCGAGCCGCAACGCGGCGTCGGTCGCGACGCTGGTCTTGATGATGCAGTTGTCGAAACTCGACCCCTTGCCGTCGATCTTGCGGCAGCGTGCGAACGTCGCGCCGACCATCGGCACGCCCGTGCGGGCCGTCACGTTCCACCCAAGGAACGTCCCCGCGAATCCGTAGGTCGCCGCCGTGCTGCTCGCGGGATCGATCACGAAATCTTGGACGGTCGCGGTGCCTGTGATGCCTGCATCGAGGCGGATCGTATCGCTCGCCCCGGCCCGCACGCGGATCGTCTGCCGGTTCGCAGCGACCGCATAGCCACCCACGCCACCGGGGCGCGGGTATTCGAGCGACTGCGCCTCGTTGTCGATGTAGGTCACGGCTGAGCCGTCGCCCAACTGGAAGGGCAGCGCCACGACCTGTTGCCCCTGCCCCTGCGCCAACGCCAGATTCCACGCTGCGCCACTGGCGAGCATGGCAGCGACGGTGCGAGCTGTGATCGGGTTGGTTGGCCCGCCGCCCGTCAGCGTGAGCGGAGTGGCGAACGGCTGGATGCACTCGGCGCGCAGGTTGAAGATTCGCCCGGCCGTGAATGCGCCGGTCTGGCGGTACGCGATGCCGCGCCGCGTGATCGCCGACAGGTCTGGTGGCGTGGTGCTGCCGTCCACTCGCACCTCGTCGGGCAGGTGGCGCACGAGCGTAATGAAGGGAACGCTTTCCGTTCGCGTCGCGAACCGGTAGACCGACCAGTTGCCCGCAGCATCCTCGAAATAGTGCAGCAAGCCGAGCGGGTCGTCTTGGGTGAAGAAGGCTCGCTGAAGGAACAAACACCACAGGCCCGTCGTCAGGTTCGCAGGCGCGGGCAAATCCCACCGCACGCCGTAGACCACGTTGCCGACGCCGGGCGGGTTGAGCGTGATGGTGCGAAACCAGTTCTCGATCAGCGGAGCCGCATTTCCCGGCGTTATCGAGGTCGTGATGCTGCTGAGGTTTACAACCGGCCAGCCTGCAATCGTGCTGCGAACAAAACTGAGTTGCGTGAGGCTCGACAAGCCGAAGTTGCCGTCGGCGAAATAGTCGAAAATCTTCGTCGGCGGATTCGCCACACCGAATGGCCGCGCACCGCCGGTCTTGTTGCGGACGGCAATCGTCCAGAGTTGCGCGCGATTGCTAGTGCCGCCGTGGACCATCTGATAGGTCGGCGTCGCCCCCGCCGTCGGCGCGGCCCGCGTGGAAATCATCATCTTGACCTGCGGCTGGGTCGTTCCAGCGTCGTCGCCGACGCGCGCCACATTGAGGTCCACGCCCCAGAACGGATCAGGTGATTCAAATGCCGTACCGCTATTGCCGAAGGCCATCACCTGCACCAGCAGGCAGTCGGGCGCGGTGGTCGTGACGCTCGGGATCGTAAAAGTTCGCGCTGCCGTCGGCGGGTCTGATCGCGCCGTCACGTTGATCCACGACTGATCCGCCACGTCGGGGGCGTCACGGATCACAAAGGCCGCCACGGCCCAGCGGTTGACCGCACCGCCGCCAATCGTCGGCGCAGTGGGCAGCGTCACGCCGTCGTATTTCGTCCACCAGATTTGTGCCGAAAAGTTCGCGCCGATGCGCGGCGCGTTCGTGTTGTCGAGTCGCGTCCATGTGCCGACGCTCGACGTGATCGTCAACGGCGTCGCGACACCACCGGCGTTGATCGCGGCGACCATGATGTAGTCGCCCGCGACGAGATCGCTGGCGGCGAACCACTCGGAGAACGTGACGCTCGCGGCGAGCACGCCGTCGGTACGGGCCTGCCGCGTGATGTCGAGGACGTAAGCCATCAGGCGTACCCCACGCTGGTGAGGGTGTCGCCCGTGTAGCCAAGCGTCTTCGTCGTGGCGATCCCCGCAGGCAGCGAGCCGGAGAGGACGATGCTCGCGAGCCGACCGGCCGAACGCACGAACGTCTTCACGACCGCGCCGCCCGGCGTCGCGTACGAGATCGACGCCAACTCACCCGCCGAGTAGGTGAGCGTCGCGGGGTAGGAGCGGAGGTTTTTGCTGACCGTCTCGTAGGTTTCGGGGGCGGGCGTGGAATCGCCGCTTGACGGCGGCACCGCCGGAGACACGACCGCCTGAAACACCGACGATTGAGAGACGCTCACCGGAGCCGGCAATGCACCGGCAACGGACACCGCGACGGGCTGCGGGGCGGGCGTGCTGGCAAATACTGACTGCTCCGTCACAGCGACGCTCGGCGCGCTCGCCGCAACGGTCACTGTGATGTCGCTCACGGCAGCACCTCGACGAAACCCTGAAACAGCGTGCGGGTATTCCCGCCGACGGTGCCGACAACTTCCCAGCGATAGGTGCCGCGAGCCAGCGAAGCCGTCTGCGTGTCAGTCAGCGACACGACCGCGATGCCGTTGGCGTCGTCGGTGACGCTGACCGATAGCGGCAGGACAAGCGAGCCTGCGGTGACGGTGTAGATAGCCGCCGCAAGGGAGTAGCCCGTGAGGGGCATCGAAAAATCGAGGGTCACTGCGAAATCATCCCCCGCCCGGAACTCCAGGTTGAACCGGCCCGGTCGCTGGGAGAAGGTTTCCATGTCAGTTCACGTCGCGCCCGGCGTCGGTGCCAGTCGCGGTCGTTCTCGGTTGTAACGCATAGAGCAAGCGGGTTTGCTCGGCGACCGCCTGCGAAATCTCCCGCTGCGTCTCGCTCAGGCTTTTCACAAACGATCTGTGCTCCTCGACCAGAGGCAGCAGCACGTCGTGCCGCAGCACCCAGCCAGCCGCCAACGCCACGAGCACCGGGAAACCCCAGCGTTCCATGATGCTGCCGACCGTGCCGCCAAGTTCTTCGCGCGTCATTTCGTCAACTCGTGTTGCATCACGGTGAGCAGTGCCCGGTGCGACAGCCGCTCAAGCCACCAAGTTACTAGCCACTGTACTACCGCCGCCGCAACGGCTTGCAGCAGGAAGATCCAGATGAACCCGTACTCGCGCGGCTCCTGCCCGCTCATCGCCTGATGCTCACGCTTGATCTGGGTCAGCAACGCATGCACGTACACGTCCCGCTGCTGGTTGTCGCGGCAGGCGGCGAGGTAGTCGCCCGACCAGTTCGCGACCGAAAGCTGCACGAGGTCATTGACCGTGTCGCGGCCGACGAGCCTTTTGCGAATCGGCGGCAGGGCGGCCCAGCACTGGGCTTGGAGGTCGGCGAGGTTCATCAGCGGACCTTTCCTGTGCCGTCGCACGGCTGGCATTTCACCTTAACGCGACCATCACCCACGTAACCGCGCCCCTCGCAGTTCTCGCAACGGTCGCCCGGCTTCGGCTTGTCGTCGGGGGCGTCGGGCTTGCGGCTCTCGATGATGGCCCTCGCCGTCTCGACAGCCAGATCCGCAGTGATCGTCGGGTCATCCGGCAGCGTAGCCACGCAGCCAACTAGCACGACGGTAAAGCAAACCACCCACCTCACAGCACGTCTCCTGTCCAGTCGGGGAGCTTCGTCGGCTGGAAGCCGGAGAACCCGGCGTACACGTAGCTGTCGCGGCCAGAAAGCATCTTGGTGCACGTCTCGGCGTCGATCCAAAACGAGCAGTTGCGAACCGGCGTGGGCATCGTCTCTGGGTAATGCTTGCCGACCGTGTTGCTATCGCCCCACGAGTTGAGGCAGAGCAGTCCGGGTCGCCTCCCGAAGCGGCAGCCTGCCAGAACCATGCAGTGCCACCAAACACCGCCGGGCCGGCAGAAGCCGTCCTCATCGCGGCTCATCGAAAATCCTTGGCCACTGCACACCACCGTTGGAAAACCGTTTTGGATCGCCGCAGCGGCTTCCTCAAACGTGGTGGCAAGTGTGGTCTCGCTGCACCGCCGCAGCTTGGCGAACGGCTCCAATGCGTCGGGCACGCCGTTGCGGCCCCAGTCCCGATCTCGCTGCTGCTTATCCCGCTCGGGGATGATCGTGCCGCCGTAGTCGATGCCGTAGTGCAGAGAGCCGAAGTCGCGGATGCTTTTGGCCGCGTGGAACCCAGTGGACCCGTCGCCTCCGTTGTTCACCCGCTGGCCGCGAGCCTCGACGCGAGAGAACCCGTACAGGCTGGCCTCGACCGTGCGGCCCACCACAACTTCGGGCTCCTTCCGATAGACCACGTCACAAGCCGCAACGAAGTCCACCGCGAGCGCCGCGCCCCAGCCCACGCACGAGCCCACATTGCCCTGCGATCCACGACGCCAGCCGGGGAGGCATTGCAGCAGGGCGGGGTACAGCATCACCTCCCGCTTATCATCAGCGTGGAAGCCTGGAGCCGCCGTCGCCAGCGTCGGATGCGGCAGCGTAGCCACGAAGGCTTCGGCACCGGCAGGATCGGGCAAATACCCAAAGGCATGCGGCTCGGCCACGGCTCAACCTCCGGTGCCAGCCCACGCAATCGCCCGCGCGACTTCGGCGTACTTCGACAGAACCTCTGGCGATGCCGGCACGGCATCCAGCCCGACAGCCGTCCGCATTGCCGTCTCGACAGCATCCCGCAGCCCATCGACAGAGCCGGGCTGCTGGCCCGCGATCCGCCGCCATGCGATCTCCAGAGCCGTCGCCGTGAGCAGTCGGAGCGTGGGCGTGTCGGTGAACACCGCGCGGCTCGTCGCCCCTTCAGCCTGGGCGACCAACGCCGCCTTGCTCCAAGTCGTCGCCCACACCGCACGCTTGTCGGCAGGCAGCGACGCCAGCCGGGCGCGCACTGGCTCGACCAGCGATCGCATCTCGGCACTCGGCTCGGGAACGGTAATCGTCACGCTCGACGCCAAGGGCAACTTCGGCATCGGCACCTTGCCCCAAGCCGCCGCAACGATCAGAGCGGCAGCGGCGATGCGTGCGAGGAGCCCGGCTTTTTCTTTGCCGGCTTCCAACGCACGACTCGCGTAGGCTTGGATCTGCTGCCGGTAGGGAGCAAGGAGTAGAGCCGCCGCAGCAAGGACGGCAGCGATGCGAAGTGAGGAGTCATTCACCGACGCATCCCTTCGATCTTTTCCACGGCCCACCGCACGAGCTGCTCGCCCTCTTTTGTCTTGAGCACGGCTGCGAGGTGCCGCACGAGTTCGTCGTCGAGGCCGCTGTCCGTTTTGCTTGCGAGCCATTCGGCACACTCCGAAACCACAACTGCCTTGGCGAACGGGTCGAACGCGGCGAGGTACCGCTGCCCAAACGTGAGCAGCGGAGCCCAGGCCTGGATTAGGGCGAGCTTCTGCCAGATGGTGAGGTTGTTGCCGTACTGCCCGACTTCCTCGGGCGTCATCTCGAAGCTGGGCATGGGCGTTCTCCTGCGTCTATTCCGTTTTCGCAGGGGGCTCGCCCTCCCTTGCAGAGTCGTCGTCGTAGCCCCCGTTTATCGTGTCGTTCAGCCAGTCGTAGATGAACGAATACAGGTCAACCACCTCGCCGATAGCGTCCTGCCGGTCGAGCCGAAACGGGTGGGCGAAATGATCTTCGTCCACCACTTTCCCCTCGCCGTCGCAGCGGAAGATCGACACGTACTTCCGCGACACGTCGATGACGATCTTTCCTTCGACCGGGTTCGTTACCACTGGCACTCCCGGTTCAAGTCATCGAACGTATCCCGCAGTTCCTCGGGCATCTCGACGGGTCGCAACTGGAAGGCGGCTGGCTTCGTCACCTGACGCGCCGCACGCACCTCGTCGGTCCAGTGGGCCGAGACGCTGGTGGCCCGTGCCGCCACCCACGGTGCGAGGTCGAGGCTGGCTTCGCTGGCGGCGATCTCCTCGGGCGTCGGCTTCTCGGCTCGGGGCGGGCGGAACCGCAGCCGCCGGTCGTGCCGCAGCGGCAGGGGCAGCACATCGCGCAGGCGCACGAGTTGATCCCTGGAGACCGTCCAAAAAGAGCAGATCGCGGCGTAGCTGGAATGGCTCGCCCACTGGACGCGGAGCGTCTCGATGTCGATGCGTGAGGTGTCACCCGCCACTCGGCACCTCACGCGGTATCCAAAAGCTCACGACCCGCATTGCCGGATTAAAACCAAAACGCCCCTGCGTCTCGGGATGCTCAGCGATGGACTTGTGCAGGGTGCAGTGCTCGCACGTCTCGCCCGTGTAGACGCCACGCAGGTAGGCGTCGGCCCGGTACAAGGCAAGCTGCCCGAACGCTGAGTTCACTGGCACCGGAGGCGCGCCAATCGGCGGTCGCATCAAGTGAAACCAATCGAGCGGCGTGCGATGCTGCCAACCGAACCAACGGAAAGCGAAACCGTCGTAATGGGCGGGAATGATCGCGCCTCCGTTGGCTCGCATCTCGCACCACGAGTACGCCCCGAGCCCCCACCAGTCGCTTTGCTCCATGTGGGCCACGCTGGTCATCAGCCCGTCGATGCTCCATCCGCCCCAACTGTCGGAATCCAGCACAGCGACGTAATCCACTGGCTCGCCGTTCCGAACAAACGTCTGGCACGCCGCCCGATATTCCGCCAGTGCATGAGTCCGCACGGGGTCAATCGTGTAATTCAGGTGCGGTCGATGGTTGGTGTTCAGCGACACATGCCGCTGCCGCCCATCGCTCCAGGCTGACAGCACTTCCTTCGTGTCATCCTGGCTATCGTTCTCAAATGCGAAAGCCTGCCACGAAGCGAAGCAGTCGCCGGTCTTCTCTAGGGCCGCGAGCGTTCTTTCGAGCCACGGCTGCGAGTTCCTGCAAATCATCACGAACGCGATGCTGCGTTGCTTCGCCGCCTCCCGCCCCGCCCGCACCGCTGCCGCGTAGTCCTCGGCGAACTCAGGGTCGGGCGGTAGCAGCACGTCGGGATGGTGCCGCTCAATCTCGTCAAGCGTGATGGTTGCCATGCCAGCCATCGTCGCGCCAGCGTCAAGCCTGCGGCCACTCGTGATGCACCATCCGCCCCGTCACCGCCATCGTCGTCAGTTCGGGATAGGCATACGTGCCGATCACACTCAACTCGCCTTCGGGGCGACCCGTGCCTTTGTGGTTGTGGTACGTGCGGATCGAGAGGGCAGGGTTCACCACGGCATAGCCCGCTTTCATCGCCTCGCCTGCAATCGCGTTGTCGCATCCGATGTAGCCGAGCGGGATGCGGTCGCCGATCCCGACAAGCTCGCCGCCCATGAAAGCCCACACGTCCTGCGAGCCGGAGTAGAACCGCTCGTCGCGGTACTGCCCGATCATGCGTGGCGTCGCGGGCGACTCCCACCGGGTCAGCGTCACGAACCGCTTCGGGTCGCAGACCGCACCTTCGAGCAACCTCGCCGTGTAGTCGAACTGAATGTCGGCGTTCGCCAGCACGCAGATCCGACCCGCGAACTTGTCGGCACAGAGCCGGAACACATGCCCGTACCGCAGCCGCTCCTCGCCTACGCTCATCGGCACGATGTGCTCAAAGACGCCGAGTTCCATGTTCGCCTTGAGCGTGCCGTCGAGTTCGGCGAGTCGCTCGGGGTCACTCGGCTTGTAGTGCTCGATGAGCAGGATCACAGTCGCGGCTCCACTTCCACGAAATCGCGGATGATCTCGCCGCCCAGGTCGTCGGCGGTCTGCGGAACGTGGTGGTACTTCGCGTGCCACTCTGGCCCCGAGACGTGCGTGCCCTTCTCGGCCCCAATATTTTGAATCCGGCTCACGGTCGGAAACGCCTCCCACCGCGTGCGGCGGATGACGTTGTTCACGATGATGTCCCAAGATGGCCCGTCTTTGCTTGTCCATCGCGGAGCCATCTCGACCCAGCGATCAACCCAGGTGCCCCAGCCCCAGGGCGTGAACCATCGCCGCGTGCCGCACTCCGCGAGCCGCCCATTGCTCGCCTGCTGGTAGCCGCTCACGGTGAACACGTTCGGGTCGTGCCGGTACTGGTCGCGTGCCCACGAGAACCAGAGCAAGGCATCGCGAGTCGGTACGGTGTCGTCCTCAAAGTGCAGATGGAACTCGCTCTGCATGATCTCGAACCCGTACCGCATGCACGTATAGATCGCGTCGTTACACCCGGCGTGCTCCTCAAACGTCAGGCACTCGAAACCGTACTTCGCGGCGATCTCTTTGCTCGCTTCGGTCTCTTCGCACGGGTCGAGCAGTACGGCAACGCGACAACTCGACACGCCGACGCAACGCGAGACGGCATGACAGGTCTGGTCAAGGTACGCGGGGCGGTTGTATCCGCTGATGGTGATGTTCACGACAGCTTCTCTACGAGCTTCCCGAGCAACTCGCACACAGACTCCATCCTCTTCAGCAGTTCGCTTGTTGCGTGATCTGCCTGCCGCAAGGCTGGCTGCTTGCTGCGGCTTGCCTCGCTCTCGGCAAACCGACGCAGAAACGCATCGGCTTCGTCCTTCTTGACGAGCGTTCCGTAGACGCCGCGAATGTTCTGCACGCCGAACTCAGGCGGGTTCTTCTTCGACGCAGCCAGCAACCGGCGGTAGTCGTTTGATGGACCGCCCGCACTCTTGTCCTCTCGCGTGTCGTAGAACGACATGCGGACCCATCCCTCTGGAATATCGCTCACTTGTTTCCCTTTCATTTCTTCTCGCACCACGCCACTAGCAGCCCGTTCCAGTAGCCCGCCGCATCGTTCAGCCGGTCGCTCGGATACACGTTGCGGCTTACGACGTTCATCCTGCCACCGAGTGCAAGCATTCCAGCGTCGCACCCACGATGCACCTGCTCCCATGAGTAGTCGTCCACGATGTAGATGAACGCTTCCGCTAGATGCGGCCACGCAATCGCAAGCTCGCGGGCGTGATGCTCTTCCTCGTGCGGCCCATCGTAGAGGTACACGGTGAACGTCATGCCGCCGAACGTGTCGGCAGGCAGCGGCGCAAACCAATCGCGGTCGTGAATCGTCGCCGGCAAGCCGACACGCTCGCACGTCGCCAGTAGCTCCGCTCGCGTGTCGCCGAACTCGCTGTGATTGTCGATCATGTGGATGCACTCCACGTCGTTTCCGTGGCACATCGCTACGGCGGTCGAGCCCTTGTAGGAGCCGACTTCAAGGATGCGGGCACGCGGCACCGTGGCGACGGCATCATTCAGCAGTCGCCGGTTCGCGGCAGAGGAGAAGCCCGGTAGGGCGAGTGCGTCGAGCCAGGATGCCATCAGCAGATCCGCACGGTGGTGCGGCCCTCCGTTCCCCACGACTTCTCGACCACCACCCGCCCCACCTGGGTGTCGTCCACCCACGCCACGCCATTGAGCGAGTCTTCGATTCCCTTGAGCACGTTCGAGCAGTCGGCTCGCGGCAGCTTGGGGGCGTCTTCCCGCAGCCCGCTCTTGCGGTAGTGCGACTTCGGGCGGGCGAACACGAGGTCAATGATGAGCGTGATCGGTGCCGCGTCGGTCGGCGTCGCGCCAGCTTCGACGGCAGCCGCCGCAATCGCAGCCCGATAGGCGTGAATCTTGTGATCGCTCGGCGTGTAGGCGTGCCCGTGCCGACCACGCACCGTAATGCGTGCACGAGGCTGCGGCACCGGATCACCTTCGACAGAGAACGCAATCGCCATCCCTATCCCCTTGCCGCCAGATACAGGCCAACATTGGCAAACGCATAACCGAGGTAGGCGAGACCTAGCCCCGCTTTGCCATGCAGGGCTAGGTCTGCCGCTACCACGAGGTAGATCGCTCCCGTCAGTGCGATCAGCCAGGGTGCCATGAGTCACCGATACCGGATGACAGCGAACCACATGCGGCGAGCCGGCGAGTAGGCGACGCCCTCTTCGACAATCTGCCGCTTGCCGAAGTAGCAGCAGTTCCTTCTCGCTTGCTCGGGCGTCGCGCCCATCCCGATACCCTCCCACTGGTTGCACCGCGAGTGAACCAGCGAGCCACGGCGGGCGATGATCGTGGCGTGATCCTGAGCCGAGACAACGGCAGGGCCACGAACCACGACCCGTGTGTCAGCCTGAGCCGAGACAGCAGCGAGACAGACGAGCAACGCGAACAGACAACGCATGGCGTGTCCTCCGGGGGTGATGAAACCACGCCCCGGAGGATGCCAAGCGTGTCAAGCAAACCGCCTCGCCTGCGTCCACTCGCCAGCGAGGTTCAGTTCGCGGATTCTCGCCTGCACCCACGGCGACAGTTCGAGCGTCTCTTCCGCCTCGGGCTCGCCGAAGTCATCAGGGCACGCTTCGTACTGGTTCTTCAACGTCGCCGGTCGCGGCGGCAGTTTGTGGCGATCCGCGAGCACCGCCAGCCGCTTGTCGGTGATCCCGAGTTCGCGGGCCACATCGGCTTTCGTCCACTGGCTATTCGCCCAGGCGGCATGTAGCTGCGGGAGCGCCACGTTCGCCGCCTTGCGGCGGCGCGGAGGGCGAGTCCGCGCCGCCGTGAACAGGTCTAGTTGCATGGTCTCAGTCCTTCGCAAGGGGCATGATGACGCCCGTGAACGTGTCGGTCTTCATCACCACCGCCGAGACGTGATCCTTCGCCTGGATCGACACAGTCGGCTCACCATCCGCCGGCAGGCCCGCGAGCCACTCACGCACGAAGAGCGGATCGAGCTTCACCGTGCAGTCGTTGCCCGCCTCCACGATCTCGCACGTCACGCTCGACTCACCCGCCTCGGACGATTGCCCGTGAAGGTGAATCCCCTCCTTCGTGAACGTGTAGTCCACGCCCTTCGACTGCTCGCTCGTCACGACCGCCGCCGCCCTGGTCGCCGCGAGCAACTGCTCGGCAGTCACCGTCGTCGGCTCAACGTCGTGCTCAGGCACGGCGTCACGCCAACGCGGGAACCGACCGTCCACAAGCCGACCCGTGACCGTCGTGCTGCCGATCTCCACGATCACCTCGTTGGTGGTCGCGTCGATCTGCACACCCTCGTCACCGGCAGCGTGGGCGATCTTCGCCACGATGGCAGCAACCCGGCTCGGGATGAGCGTGGTGGAATCGTCCACCGCGAGGTCGTGGCTCATCTCGGCAATTGACAGCCGCCGCCCGTCAGTTGCCACAAGCGTCACCGCGTCACCCTGCACTTCGAGCAGCACAGCCCCGAGGGCGTACCGGCTGCTCTCGCCGTCCACCGCGTAGCCCACGCCCTTGATCGAGCGGTAGAGCTGGTCCGCCGGCAGCCGCGTCACCGGCTTCGGGTCGGTCGGCTCCCACGTCGGAAACTCGGCAGCGTCCTCCGTGGGCAGAGTCCACGTACCAGACCCGCACCGCACGACGCACTTCGTGCCGTCAGGGCTCAGCGTCACCTCGTCGCCGCTCGATGCCGACAGGATCGCCGCGAGCCGCTGATAGGGCAGCAGGATCGCGTCGCCGTGGTAGTCGAGCACAACGTCGATCCGAACTTCGAGGTCGGTCCCGGTCACCAGACCGTCACCAATTCGGACGTTTTGCAGGATCGGCTTCGGGCTTCGGCTTGGTACAGCCGGGCCGACAGCCGCCAGAGCAGCCCGCAGTTCGTTCGCCGGCAACGTGATGCCGGCCGACTTCGCCTTCCGTGTTGCAGTCGCCATTGTCAGGTTCCTTCCTTTTCACGAGAGAACAACCAACCAGAACGCCAAGAACGAACGTCAAGGCGTTGAACGTCATGCCGATGGTCACGGCGGTGATTTGTTCGAGGGTCATAGACCGAGGCCCGGATCGTCTTCCGGCTCCAGTAGCGGCCAGTGCGGATGTACAGCGGCCTCGGCACGTTCGAGGTGCAGGGCTTGCCGCAGCAGCCGCCGCGCGGAATTGCGGAGCGTGTCGGCTGCGATGTTCAGCGTGATCCGAACGTCAAGCGGCACGCGGAGGTCGGATGCTGTACTAGCGCACAACTCCGCGACCGCATCGACGCTGAGGGCTCTAGGACGCGATCTCACGCCACACCTCCAATCACCCGCACCGTGCGTGCCTTGCCGGGCTCGCTGGTCACGTAGCCCTTCCTGTGCAATCTGGCGAGCACTTCCTGCGCAGCGTTGGGTGACGAGTACCCCATCGCCGCCGCAAGCTCTCGCCGAGTTGCTGGATACCCGGGCTCGATCTCGTGGCGAGCCAGGAACTCCATCGCTCTCCGCTCCCGCTCAGTCAACGCGGGACGATCAACCGCAACAGCAGCAGCCACATCAGCCTCCTTGCTTCTCGCCCGGCTGGCCGTTTCCAAAAACGGCCTCGCCGGGCGTGGGGGAATTACTTATTCCCCCCTTGGTATTACTTGGAATACCAAGGGGAATAACTTGTAAGGGTGCACCGGGGGTGTGCGCTGCGCACACCGCTCGTGTGCGCTCTGTCCACACCGTGTGTGCGCTCCGTACACGGCTCGTGTGCGCCCCGTACACCGGGGGTGTGCGCTCTGTACACGGCTCGTGTGCGCCTTGGTCTTGTTTTTGAGTCATCAAAATCTCGTACTCAGCCCGCCCTGTCGGTGTCTTTCTGACCAACTTCAGGGCGTTGGCCTGTACAAGCTGCTGGATGCCACGGATGACAGAGTTCGGGCTGACGCCGATGGTGCGGGCCGCTCCGCGAAGGCTCACCTTGAGCAGGCACGTACGAAAATCCGCCCAGCAAAACACGTAGAACGCCATCATCCGGCCCTCACTCCGCAGGCTGGCGAGGGTGCCAGACTCCACGAAAGCCCTGTGACGCCTCCGTAGCTCGCCACGGGGGTCTTTCGGGCGAACCTTGGCTGCCGGCTTCTCAGGCATTGCCTTGGCTCCACGAGGCGAATTCGGGGATTTCCAGCATCACGTCCTCGAACGTCTGGTACTGCCCGTGGAACCACAATTCCACGTCCTTCCGCTCGCCCTGCCGGAGCTTCTTGCACAGCCACCGGATCTTCAGTTCGCCGTTCTCGCCTGTCTCGTCAGTCCGGTGCCCGAACAGGAAGTTGTCCACGTCGAAGTCGATCTGGTTGCTTCCCTTGCCGATGTTGCCGATCTCGGTCGTGTGATCCACGCCCTTGGCGATGTTCGTGACCAGGATGGTGGCGACGTTCCGGGTGGTCGTCAGTTCTCGCAGCTTGAGCAAGCATTCGTTGATCTCGCCCGTCTTGTCGGTGAACGCCCGCGTGCTCCGCACTAGCTGGAGGTAGTCCACGATCAAGAGCTTCACGTCGTCCTTCACGACGGCCCGCTCGATCTTGTCGATGACCAGTGGAGCCTCGATCAGCTTGAGCCGCCGTCCGATGGCCTCGCTCAATGACGCGCCGATCTCCTTCGAGTTGCCTTCCTTGCGGATCACCTGTTGCAGGGTCAGCCCTTCGTTCATGCCGCCCCAGTTGGTGATCGCACGAGCCGCCAGTGCCGGCCGCGTCATCTCGCCCAGGCACCACGCCGCGTTGAGCACAGGGTCTTCGGCGAGGCAGAGCAACGCGAGTTGCAGGGCGAGCGCCGACTTGCCGACGCCTGGAGCCGCAGCCACAGCCGTCATCTGGCCGAGCGGAAGCCCGCCGTCGAACAGCTTGTCGATAGACGCGATCCCGGTCTTGACCGCTGGCGTCTCTTCTTGGTCGTGCCACGCCTGGATCGCGTCGCACAGCGTGGGCGTCGCCACGTTGTCGTCGGCATCCTGCACGGGCTGCGCCTCGTCAGCCGAGCCGAGCACCGGAAGACGAGTCCGCTTCCAGGCGTTGGCGATCTGACGCGGGCAGTCTTCGAGGTCGTCCTGCCTGAGCCCGACCGCACGCATGCGGCCCATGATGAGCGTCGTAGCCTCGCCCACGCCCCAGCCACGCGCCGCCAGATCGCAGGCCACCGTGAACATCGTCTGCCGGCGACCGGCCGCGAGCGTGAACCCCTCTTCGAGGAACCGTCGCGTAAGGTCGCTCATGCTCTTTGGCGTGACAACGACCGACTGCGAAGCCATCCTTGAGAAGCGAGAGAGCGGATACACCCGCGTCGCGTCGCAATCCTTCAGCACCGACAGCGGTCGTTGCTCATGCTTCCAGTTGATGAAGCCCGGCAGCCGCATGATTCGCGGCCAATCGCAGACCGACGAGTCGGACCCGAGAGCCCCGGCGATAGCCTTCATCCGCACGGTCCACGCCTCGTGGTCGGTCATCGGCTCTTCGAGCCGCCACCACGCATGCACCCCGCCGCCGCTTTCGAGGATGGCTGTGGGCCAGGGCAAGCTCGCCGCCTTGATCCGCGAGTACGCTTCCTCAAGGATCACGCCGCCGTCGAAGTCAGCGAACAAACACCGGGCCAGCTTCACGCCCTCGGCCTGGGATGCCCCCTTCTCCTTTCTCGGGTTAGCCCCGAAGTAGGCATGAACCCGCTGCTGCTCATCGGAGTTGACCCGTTGGAGCCAATCCACGATGTCGGGGATCTCGGCGAGCGGGCACCACCGCCGACCGGCAGATGGCGGCAGCGGGCGGAATTCGATGATGTCCTCGGGCTCGAAGATCGCGCCGAGAAAGTCAATGCACTGGGAAAGCGTGTCCATGCTTGGTTGCCCCTGCTAGCTCAGAACGCATCGGCCGGATGGCAGAAGCGAACGTGATCCTTGTGGATGGTGTAGAAGTCGCACTCGCGCCGCTGGATCGGGTCGCGGCGTCGCTCGATCTGCCAGAGGTGACGCTTCCAGCCGTAGACGACGGCCGCGTGCGTGCGGCTTGAGTTCTCGATGATGTATGCAAGGACCGGATCTGAAGCCTTGGCGTCTTCCTTGTAGACCTCGTCCACGATCACCGTGTCGTACGGGTAGTCCTCACGACAGGTGAAGTGAAGGTTCGTCCGCACTTTGTGCTCCACTCGACCCTGAACCATGATGTCGCCCTGGTCGCTGTAGTCGCGGCGCACATTCGCGTCGGGCCTGACGAACTCTGGTGGCAGCCATATCTGCCAGCCCTTGTCGCGAAGCCTCGCGGCAAACTCATTGACTGCCATGCGGCTCGCAGAGAGGTCGCGAAGAAAGCCGTTGTCGTCTTTCACGATGCGGCGGCCTCCGTCGCCTGCCAAACCCTCGCCCCCGCCGTCCCGTGCCCTTTCCTGCGTGCCGCAAAACCCACCGTGGCGATCAGCCCGCGTCGGGCCAGCACGCCGAATACCGGGCCGAAAGCCCGCGCGTCGTGCGGCACCAAGCCGAGCCGCTGGCAGTGATCGACAATCTCTTCGCCGGTTCTCGGCTGCCCATCGGCCAGGAGATCGAGCACGGCGGCACGAGCCTTGTCCGCGTCGAACCCGGCGACACGTTCTGCCTTCGCAAGGCACGCCTCGCCGGCATTACGCCCGGCAGCGCGATCCGCGACGGTGGCTCGCTGAGCAAACAGCGGCAGTTCTTCTATGGCATCCATGCCGATCCTCCTTACGCCAGCCGTGGCGTTCTCGGGGTCTTCGTTCTCAACTGGGTCCAATCTGCGTAGGCAGACTCAAATAGTCCGACCGATCTGTGACCGAGGTGCATCCGGCCTGCGCCGGGCGAGGCCATCTCGCAGTGAGTCGCGCCCGATCGCCTCAGCCACTTCGACGTGCCGCCGACGCCAACCTCATCGAGTAGCTCGCGGATGATCCGCATGGCTTGCCGGGGCTTGCACGCCCATCCGAGAATCCGCCCGTCTGGGCTGGCTGCGAGCATGGCCCGGCAGGCTTCGATGCAAGGCTCAGAGAGCAGCCGCACAATCGCGTCGCCGGTCTTGCCCTGCGTCCACGCGATGGCGTCGCCGTCCATGTGCTCGCCAGTAAACCGCCACAGGTCGCCGTGCCGGGCTCCGCACTCGTAGCCGAGCAGCACCCACGCCCTAAGAAACTGCCCCTTGTCGGCACCGCTGCGGAGGAGCCGCTTGTCGTATTTCCGCGTGGCCTCGACCACCGACTGAAGCTGTTCGACAGTCCACGCCCGCGTCGGGGCACGCCGGGCCTTGATCCGCATGATGCCGCGCGGGGCTTCGTCAATGAGCCCGGATTCGTATGCCCACTTCCACAACGACACGAGGATGACACGCTCGCTGCGAACCGTGACCGTGCTGCACACAGCAAGCCGCCGACGCAGGTGATCGTTGATCGCCTGGGCGGAAACCGTAGGGCAGCCCCGGCAGACTCGCTTCACGTTGTATGCGTAGAGCTTTGAAACCACTCGCTCGGCGAGGTATCGCTCGGCAAGTTCAGCCATCTTGATCGTCTTCATGCGTCCTGCTTCCTTGTGCGGTATGCCGCGTTTCGTGCGGCTGCCGGTCGAGTCTCTGCCCTGGAGGTTTGCGTCTCTCGACTTCCGGCGTTGATCCGCACTGGGCCGGCGTTACGGGCGAACGCGGCTCCGATGCAAGCCGCTGCGGCCATCGCGGGCCGGTCGCAAAGTTCAGTAGCCGAGGCGATCAGCCAGGGCTTCCTCTTGTTCCGTTCGTGGTCCGTTCGTTCCCGGCCGCAGCCGCACGGGCGGCAGATTCCTCCACCGCTCGCGGGCCGCCGCCTCACGCTTCCGCTCCTCGATCACTTCCGGTCGCTGCTCGTCGGCGATCTCCCGGTCGATCTCATCGAGGTACGCATTCCAGCGGCGAGCCGCCTGCATGCGATCCTCATCCGGCTCGAAGTCGTCAGCGTCCATGCTTCACCTCTAGAACGGGATGTGGTCGTCGGTCATGCCGGCCGCGACCTTCGCAGCCTGAGTGCGGGGCTTGGCCTGCATCGCCGGCTTCGGCGTGCCGCTGGCCTTCACGTACTTCTTCACGACGGCCGAGGTCTTGCCCGCCTTGCTCGTGTAGTGGCTAACCTCGACGGTGAGTTCACGACCTTCGAGCGTCGCCGGATCGAGGCTCACCGTCGCGCCGTTGGCAGCCACGCCGAGAGCGTCGGCCAGTTGCTTGGCCCGCCAGCCCAAATGAGCGGGGATGTCGTCGAACACGAAGCGGTAGTCGCCCGTGGTCGTCGCCAGCCGCAGCTTGAGGCAGAGCCCCTGCGGGTTCTCGTCGGAGGTCTTGTACTGATTCGGCCCCTCTTCGGCGTGCCGGATGGTCATCGTGTGAACGCCAGCGGGCACGATGTCCCGCTCGATGTTCACGGTCTGGGTCGGTTCGTCGTTGAATGTGAAGTCCATCTCTGGAGTCCTTTCGTCTTTGGGTTCTGTCCGTTCCGTCAGTTCGCAGCCGCCGGCTCTGCCGGCACCAACTGCTCACGCTTCAAGTCGATGCGGGCCGTCAACTCCCGCTGCTGCACGCTCGTGATCCGGCCGGCATCGACCAGGGCGTCGATGCGAGCGGCGACGCGGTCGAGAAACTCCGCGTTGCCAGCCGAGTCGATGGTCTGCGTCACCGACGCGATCAGCGTCTCGTCGGGCGAGGGCAACGCCTGCCCGCCGGCCAGCCATTCGGCGATCCGCTTGCCGGTCTCGACCGAAAGCGGCTTCGGGTCGCCGGCAAAGATGCCCGTGCGATCCTTCGACGCCGTGGCGTAGTGGCCGTCGTGCACGAGGTCGAGCACCGTGGTGAACTCGTACTCCAGCCCGTCGCGGGCTTCGAGCTTCATGCCGAGCTTCGCCACCTTTTTCTTGCCGTGGTCGTCCACCTGGGCGGTCTCCGTTTTGGAGCGACCCGTGCAGATGACGTGAGCCGGCGAGCGGAGCAGCTTGTCCACGAAAGCCCGCCACCTGGGCGTGATGACCGAAAACGCCGACCACGTATTCCCGCGAAACTGGGCCTTGGCAACGTCTTCGAGGATCTCCAGGCAGCCGCCCGCACCGCTCCAGCAGTGCGTCACGCTGTCCACAATGATGACTTCGTAGCCGGCCTCTTCGGCTGCGGTGATCGCCTCGATGTACCGCTCAGGGCTGAACGGCGGGCGAAGGTCGATCACGTCGAAGTCGTGCAGCGTGTCGTAGAGGTCGCTGCTGCCCTCCTCCGTGTCGATCACGACGGTCTTACCGCCGAGCCCCTTCGCGAGGAGCAGAGCCCCGTAGGTCTTGCCGCCTCCGCTGGGGCTAGTGAGAAGCAGCCGCAGTTTGGTGGCACTGCGGCGGGCCTTGCGAATCTGAACCATGTCGAGTTCCTTTCGTTTCTGTCCCTTTTGAAAATCCCGGCTCCGCGTCCTGCATCACCGGGCTCGATCCCTTCCTTGGCTGCGGCGTCTCCGACGCCTCTCCTTGTCAGTGGTTATTCCCCCTGCTTTGGTTCTGTGTGTGTGTGCATCCGCAAACTGGGGGAGTACCGTAAGCGGGGGGGGGGGGGTCAATCCCCGTACCGTTTCGCCCGTGAAAAATCAGAACGGCACCGTCTGCTCCTCGGTCACCGCGTAGTGC